GAAAACGCTTTACTTCATCCTCAAATCCTTCCAACTTCCAAGGTTCTTGGGGTGGTGTCCAAAAAGGTTCGTCGTCTTTCATTCAGTTTGACTTTCTTCTGAATCTTCTGCTTCTGTTTGTTTGGGCTTGGTGGTGGGTCTTCCTGCACGATCAAACCATCTACCATCCGCAGTCTCATACACATATGATCTAAATGTTTCTCCTCGATCATTGGTGACTTTTATAAATTTTTTAGTAATTTTGCCCTGATAATAGCTGTTGTCCTTGTTGACCAAATACACAGATCCATGAAAATATTGATAAATCCTATCGGCCCCTCCATTGCTGACCACCACTCCATCAATGATTTGTGGCTGTGGTTCTTTGTCGGTGATCTCTTTTAATTTTTGCAGCAGTTGTTTGGTTTTTTCACTCATATCAAATTCAATTCAACTGCCTGATTCCACAGTTGTTCAGCAGCCAAGTTCTTAGATTTAGCCTCCACTTGAATGTCAAATGCTTTTAAAAAACTTAAGGCCCATTCATTCTGTGCTGCATTAGGCAACATATCACTATGAGATCGCAATTTAACTTTTTTGCATCCTAATGTGATCAAATCTTTTATGGGCAGCATACTTTTGTGCATCATGTGTTGAGTGTTGGCATCAAATGCGTGCTGCATAGCTTCGTCTCTAAAATAGGAGTAATGCAAGGTGGGTCTCATACCTCGCCATGAATCCACCACTCTTTTGACTCTGTCATCGTTGGCTTGTATGTATTCCTCTTCTCTGATCAAATGATGATGTATGTCCAACACCAGTGCCAAATGTTTTTCCAATTGCAGTGTGGCATCCAAACCCCAGCCCATTTCATCATTTTCTATAGTGATCAAATTACGAGCCTCTGGTGACAGCCTAGGCAGTGTTTTGATAATGCCTTCTGGTCCTTGCTTACCAGATATGTGTATATTGATTTTGCAGCCATCTTGAAATTTTTTACCAAATCCCATCCACCTGGCCATGTTCACGTGATATTCAAATTCGTCTATGCTGCGTTCCACTATGTCAGGGTTTTCAGAAGCCAGCACAGTGTATTGTCCTGGATGAAATGATATCTTTACATCATGTTTGCGAGCCAATTCACCTGCCTCTGCAAAATGTTTTTCACAATAATTGATGATTTCAGGTTTGTCCCAATAATATCTCCAAGTTTTTTCAGTGGCACAAGGCAGTATGCCTGAACTGATTCTACACATGCGTCTGCTGTGTGGTAACTCACTCACTTTAAAAATTAAATTTTTTATGGATTCTATGTTGTGTTTGAATATGAAATCTAACTTTTCTTCTGCTTGTTCTTTGTGTTCGTTCAGCCAACGCACAGTGGTTGCTCTGGTGTTGCGTGGGCGTTCAATCTCTTCCAATTGTTTTTTGCTGAGCGTGCGATCCGGATGAAAATAATCACAACAAAAACCTATCCTTTTAATCATGCTGTAGTATATGCTATATTTTGATCCAAGTCAATGAGTATTCGATCTAACACTATTTCCAATGTTGTTGGCACCAAGGATCCACACACTCTCTCGGATTGGGATCGCCGTGAAACACTGCAATAGATGTGGCTTTTTTTATTTTAGGTTCACCTGGACCTACAAAATTTTTACCAATAGCAGTGCGTACCAATTTAGGATTTCCACGCATTTCCCATTTGTAACTCTGTATCCATTCTTCAGGCCAATACACAAAATCTTTTTTGACCTGATCAAACAACCAGTCTTGATCACCATGAAATTTTCTACTGATACCCACGGGATCTTTGATAAAGTTATTGTACAATTGTGCGTGTTGCCCTGTGCACCATCTTACCACACTGCTGTTGAACTTTTGCCAATGTGGTTGAAAACATCTATTGAAGTCTTTGCACACCACAAATTTGCCTGGCTCGTGTGTGAACAAATAATCTATGTTTCTAAAAATTATTAAATCCAGATCCAAAAATAATATGGTGCCTTTGCACTCCAGTTGTGGATTAAACAGCATGGTTTTGTACCACCATCCTTTCAAATGTATGCTGGGCAGTGCTTTCACCACAATGTTGGAATTTAAACCTCTTGGATCTTCTGTGTAGCACACAAATTCATGTGGCACTGTGAGATAGCGCTGCACCATGCTGTGCAACACATTCACATATTGACTATCATACTTGCTGCCGTGCTTAACGCACACCACATACTGATTTGACATAACGTCAATATTTATTTTTGTACAATAGCCGAGTTGGCTCCGTGTTCGAAAACTTCCACGCTGTGCAATCTCACTCTGTTTTGTGTGCGCAGTAGTATGGCAGGTGCCACATAATCATACACATGTTGTGCAAATTTTTCGCAGCCCACTCCCTGCATCACTTTCAATCTACACCATCCTTTTTCTTCTAACTTGCGCAATTCAGGCAGATATTCATCATTTTCATCTATGGCCAATGTGTGATCAAAAGTTTCTTCCAGATACTGTTTGATCCATTTGCAGTCACCAAAGTCATACACCCAATTGTTATTGTCTAGATGTTCTGATTCAAACACAAATTTAAAACCTAAACTGTAGCCGTGAACTTGTGAACAGTGTGAATGTGTGGCATTGGGCTGTCTAAACGCACAGCTGAATCCACGATCATTGCCGTAAGTTTTTGTACTGTAATATTTTACCATATCAATTTTCTTTGTTTAATATGGTAGAAGAATTTTTATAGAGGGATTATACCAAGTCCTCTGTGTAGACATTTTAAATCTATTTATAGACAAATATAATGTCTTAACTGAAATCTGTCAATAGCTTAAATGATAGATTGGCTGAATTCCACTCTGCAGGCACATTGAAATTTGGTTTGTGATACAGCACATAATTCTGATGTGGATGAGCGTCAAAACACAATGCCATTTGATATATCCAATATCTAGGATCCACGCTGTGACTGGCAGAACTGTTGTAATTTTGTGTGTCTTTGTACACATTATTCAGCAAATTGAGGTTGCCATACAAGTCAAATCCTATCAATTTGATCAAAGAGTTGCTGTTGATGCCACTGGCCAGCAGCACAGCATATGCACCACTGCCCCAGTGTATGGGTTGGTCTCTGCGATCCTTTGAAACTTTGGGCAGTGAGGGCAATGCCAATAAATTTTTGTCCATGTGAACATTGTCTGTGCGTGTGTACACTTTGGTCTTGTTGAAATCAATCCTCGTGAGTGCCTCCAATACCATTTTTCTATCACAACAGATGAGATGATCCATGTGCCAGTCTCTGCAGATGGCATTACAGCCCACTTTCAATTCTTTAATTAAATCAAAATTAATGTGTTTTCTGCTTTCACCGTTGCCTATCACAATCATAGTATGATATATTTTTTGGTTTATAAATACTGCTATTATTTATAACCTCTCGCTGATATGAAATTTTACAAACATCTAGACCTAAACAAAGATTTTCAATCATTGTTGCAGAACATCACGCCCTATTTGATCAAACACTATGCACATAGGCAGGAGTTTTTCATACCTCTCGATGTGAAAAAAATTTTAAATGAATTTCCTAATTTACAAACAATTTTTAATCCTTATGCAATCACTGTGGTTGATTTGGCTGTGATTGTGTCAAATGCTCAATGGCATGATTTTATTCATGTAGATTATCACAGTTCTGTGGGCACGGACACCAAAGAATCTGATGCAGTGAGAATAAATTTACCAATTTTAAACTGTGAAAAATCAACCACCAACTATTACAGATTAAAAGATGGCAAACAAACAAAAACAGATGCAGACGGAAATTTACAGAGAGTAATTTATGCTGATTTTAATGATTGTGAGTTAATTGACAGTTTCCGGTTGTATGTGCCCACAGTGTTGAGAACTGATGTGCTGCACAATGTGATACTAGACGAAGGGGTGGATCGTAGGATGTCTTTAACAGTAAAATTTAAAGAAAATTTAGAATTTTTCTTGGCATAGTAATGCAAACATCAATCACACATTGGATTCAACGACTCAATCAAACTTATCCCAGTTTGAATGGTTGGAACATATGCCCTTTTGCAGCCAAAGCCAATTATAAAATCATACAGTGCATTCACAACAATATAAATTTCCAACGGGACATGAAAATTTTTAATCATGCAGCAGTGATCATATACAGAATGAACCAAACAATCACAACGAAACAAATGGAATCTGTGTGTGACAGATTCAACAACAGATATAAAAAATATATTTTTTTGCCAGATCATTCACAGTACAATACAAAAATTAAAGGTATCAACACAGGCAACATGCGGCAAAATTTAATATTGTGTCAACCAAGATCAGATCTCATGGCTGCAAGAAAGAATTTACAACAAAAAGGATATTATCGTTTTTGGCACAAGCAATATCTAAAAGATGTTTGGAGTTATTGATCTTTATTTTGTTTATACTGTGTTCTTATTTGCTTGATTTCTAATATAATCTTCTCAAATTTTTTCATAGAACGCTGCATGGTGTCATATATGTTGTTTACAGAATTTATCACCCACCACCACCATATCACAGCCACCACACTCAGCATGCCAGCCACACTCAACAATAACCAATCTTGAGAATTCTCCTGCGTGAATAATAAAAACAATATTAAAATTAATAGAAAAGCTGGACCTATTTTGCCCATCTTTTCCCAAAATTTAATTTGGTTTTTTAACTTACGTTTTTTTAATTTGATATGTTTCCGAATGATTTCCATTGTCCTGGTGTGCCTGCTAATACACAGACCCAACCTATCACATTCCCTGGAGATGGATTAGCGTTCCACATCACATCACCTTTGTTATAGGTGCCTGACACTGGAATAGCATTGCCAACTTCGAACTTTTTATTTTGCAGTTTAACTGCTCCAACTGTGCTGAGACTTATGTCTGGTTCTATGCTGGTTACTCCTATGCCCACTTTGCCATATAGATTTATTTTTGTTTCAGTGTTGCCTTTGATTCCCAACGCTATGTTTCCATTAGCTGCTATAGATATTCTGTCTGTGTTGTCAGTTCTAATGTTTAGGCCGCTGTTGGTAAATGTGCCAATGTTTGCCATACCTGCTTGTGGCTCCACAATGAATTCTACTGAGTTGCTGGCCACGCTGAGTTGAGCATTTGGACTTTCTGTGCCCACCCCTAATCTGTTCATGCCTGAGTCAAACACAATAAATTGACTCACATTTAAATCACCTGCCACCACTAGATTCTTCAGTGTGCCCACTTGTTTTAAATTGCTTTTGGTCACTGTTTTGCCTAATTCATTGGCACTCAACACAGGCGTGTTGTCTATGCTGATACTATTGCCATCTTTTAGGTCTATGTTGACACTGCTCCAAATGCGATCTGGATCTGGCAACAGAATGAAATATTTGGTGTCTCCCACTCCGGTCCATTGTAGTCCTTTGTTGTAGGGTGAGTTGTCAGCTGTGCCAAAAAATTCAATGGGTTTGCTCTGCACATGCTTGTTATCAATCATATCTGCTGTGGAATTAGCCAGTGCTTTTAGACTGTTGGTGAATTCGTCTGCACTGTTGTTGATTGCAGCTACATTTTTCTCGAGGTTTTTCTTAGCATTGCTTGGCATGCAATTATTTATGCCAAAGTTTTTAATAGTATGGTGTCTGGATTTATGCGTCCATTCAGTTTGGTTTCGGTGGTTTTTATATCCTCCAAAAATGTCTTGATTTTAATTTTACCGCAGTTCTTGAACTCTTCTAATTGTGCTTCTGGCTGTCTAAGGGTCTTTTGCAGGCTGGTTTCTTCATTGTATCCTATGATACTGGTGCCTTTGACCTGCAGTCCTGTGCCATCTCTGCCCATGCCCTGCGGATCCAATGTTTTGGCCACATAGCGACCTATTTTGCGTGTGTTCACATTAAACACCCACAGATAACTGGCACCTATGATTTCAGTGGGATTCACACTGACCACATGGTATTTGTCATCATTAATTTTGTATTTCAATTTGGCCACAATGCGTTCTTTGGGTCTGTGGCGTTTTTTTGGTCGTTTACGGTTGGCTTTGGCAGTGTCTATGATCAAGTCACAGGCTTTGACACAACTGGTCAGTAATTCTTTCAACAGTTCAATATCCTGTTTGGTTAAATCTTCATAGGCTTCCAACAATTGTTGATGAAAATCCAAATCATCTTCGCTGGCATTGCTGTCTGGTTTTTTATTGATACTTTGCACTTCATCTAAAAATTCTTGATAGTCTTGACGTATGTATCTCGCGTGTGCTTGATTGACTCCAGCTTTCACTAGGATGTCATAAAAATTAAAACTTGTGAGGCTAAAATTTTTAGGATCATCATAAAATTTATTGATGATCTCTTCTATTACTTGTTTTTTACTGCGTGATTGACTTTGAATAACTTCCTGTATATTGGGTCGTTTGGTTTCAACCACCGGATCATCCTGTTCAAGCATAATAGTTTTATATAGCCTAAACAATCTAAAATCAACCTTTAAGATTTGTGTTCTTTGTATAATTCCTGTATGTCTCGTTTGGTTTCGAGTGTTTTTTCCAAGGTTGATATGGTGTGAGCATTGAGTGTATGACAGGCATCAATCATGCTGAATATTCTTTTTTCATACCATACCACACACAGATACCAGCCCACACAAGCACCTATGAAAAATATCAATGCAATGCCAAACCACAGAGCCATGTCCTGACTCATCTTTTTTCCTGCAGTATTTGTTTAGGTGTTTTAGTGCCTGGTTCCAGTTTGGTTAATCTACAACTGAATAGTTTTTTTGGACCTTTGTTGGTGTGTATGATGGGCTGTCCATGTGCATCTAATGTGATGTCTCTTATTTTAGTTAAAACATTTCTAAAACGTCCCACTGATACATTGTCACCCACAGAAACTTCAATCACATATTTCTTCATGTTATTTAAAAAATTTTTTAAATTTATCGATGCTGTTGCTGAGTGGTGCATACACATTCTCTATGAAAGAAATGTGTTTTGTGAGTCTTGCGTCCAATGCATCAATTTTGTCATTCAATTGTTTCATTTCACTCAAAAACAGTTTTCTATTTTCTGCCATTGCCTTTTTAATGATATCAGTTTGATTGATGCTCATGTTTAGATTTTCTCCCCTTTTTCAAATCCCCTAAATTTCATAAATCTTGGAAAACGCAGAGAATATTCATTGACAGCATCCTGATTCTGGGTGATAGCATCTGCTCTCACTTCAATCACCTGCCCAATCAATGATTTTTTGTCTTTCCAAAACTCATCACGTTGTTCATCTGTCAGTCCTGAGCCCACATTTGATTTGATTATTTTTTTATCGTCCACACCCTCCACAATGAATGCACCCAGTTTACCCACATTCCTACCTGTGCCTTCTTCAACGGATTTCACCGTTAAACTGACTTCAATAAACGGTTTCAATTTCAACCAAGCATGACTTCTTTTGCATTCATATGCAGCATCCACATCTTTGATCATGATGCCTTCGTATCCACCCTCTACTGCCCTCTTATTAACCTCTGTGTAGGTCTTTTGTCCCGTAGCTGTATCCAAGTCCACAATCTCATGTGCCAACACTGTAACGGCGTTTAAACTGCTTTTATGCTGTTCATACCAAGCCTTCAGCATGGCTGATCTATCTGTCTGTTTTTTGTCCCAAAAGCCTTTCATAAAATTCTCCAATGGTAAAAAATCAAACAAATGCAACACAGCATCCAAAGCGCCTTTGGATTCCTTTCGATGTACCTGTTTCATTAGATCCTGGAAATTTTCGCTCATCACTTCTCCATCCAATACCACAGGATATGGAGGTGGACTTTTTTTAACCACTTGTGATATTTGTTCTGCAATGTGTCCAAAGTTTGTGAATTCTTTACCATTTCTACTGAACATATCCACCTTGCCATCAGGATACACAATGGTGACCACTCTTACTCCATCCAATTTTACTTCCAACATTTTCTTGCCCACCAACTTCTTTTCATGATTGGCACTGTCATGCGCCAGTTGACAGGTAAACACAGGCACTTGATACTGTTTAAATTTGTTCTTGGTAGCCACACTGTTCACTGTTTTTTCACTCACGCCACATCTTAAATCTTTGATTAGGATTCTTCTGTAAAATCCATTCCATTGTTCTGCAGTGGCCGAACTCATCACAAGATTAATTGCATCACGAGCCGCATGCCCAGTGAGTTCTCTGCGATGCAGTTGTTCTGCCAACTGTTTGAATATCTTCCATTCACATCCTTGAGCTTGAATCACTGTGTCTTTCTCTGGCACTTGCTTCACTCCAAATGTGTAAAGTTTATCCAAACACATGCGGACTCCTTCAAAGAATTCATTCAATCCTTCCTGCATGGCTTTAAGCAGTATGGCTTCCTTGGCCAGTCTACTGTTGTCTGCTTCCAGTTTAGCAATAACATCCTGTGGTTGGGTTCTCATATTATCTAGGCTTCAGTATGGTTTGTATGGATACTTCTTCCCAAGTATCAGGAAATGCTTTGGCCAAATCTGCCACTTTCAGCACAGTTCTTAAACTGATCTCTCTCAGTCTGCGCTGATGTTCTACCACAAATTCCACAATGCGATTTTCCACGTCTGCATCCAATTCATATTCTTTCAACATACCATCTTTCACAATCTGTCTAATTCTGAGTATCTTTTCTCTGATGGTATCTATGGTAAGGTCTATGTAGTGACTTCTGCTTTCTAGTGCCTCCAAATGATCTCTAAGTTTTTTGGATTTTACATTATCAAATTTAATATTGGTGATGAACACTGCAGAGCCTTTGAATTCAAAACTGCTGGGCACACCTTCTTCTCTCAATCTATATGCTTCTGTGTTCCAACAAATCTTTCTCACTCTCTTGCTGTCCAAAGCTGCTTTCAGTATGTTCAATGATAGGTCTTCCAACAGTATGCTGTCACAATCGTCAAACACCAACACATTGTCTCTCTCTTTGAAATGATACAGTTTGCAATACAGTCCCAAAGCACTCATAGCACCTTTCACCACTTCATACTTGGGTTTGGTGTCTCCCAGTGTGGCCAGTATGTCATGTTTTTGTAATACAGTTTCAACACCGAACGACTTGCCAACTCCAGGTGGTCCAGATACGATCATTGCTCGCACATCACCTCTTTTACAAGCCTTGGTCATTTCTGTGAGTATGTCGAATCTTCTTCTTAATCTATCTATGGTTTCTTGATCTGTTTCTTCTTTTGGTTGTTCTGGGGCTTTGTCTCTCAGCTGATTTTCATTGTCCACACTGATACGAATTTCATTAGTGGTGGCTCCTGGAAACTCCTTTAAGTCATCTACTTTTACTGTGACGAATCCACCATCTTTGTGTGGATATGGATGATAGGGTTTGACCATTTGGAATAGAGCGTTTTCAACTTTTTTATTTCTGTATGTGCCTTCTAAAACGTAAATGTGCCTTTTCATATTTTGCCTTTGTTAGTGTTTGCCTGTCTATGTATTATATATTCTCTGACTGCAAAAGTCAATCTAATAATACCATGTACTCTTTGGGATAGTATTGTCGGAACCAATCTAATCCTTTCATCACAGTGTTGTGATGTCCTAACATTTCTGCTCCCTTGATACAGTCATACACTGCGGTGGCTTGTGGTGTCAACATTACGCTG